AGTCCATCTTGTGCAGTAGATAGTGCTGCATTTTCAGGTACACCACCAATCATATCTGCTCTTGGACTATCCGAACCTAGTTCTGCTAAGTTTTCTGTTCCACTTGCATCAACCGCAAACAAGTTACCGCTTCCACCGGAAGGTCTTGACTTTAGAACTCTCCATCCACTAGATGAATAAGGTCTTTTTGAAATCATTGAAAGAGCATTAACTTCTCTATTCAACATAGACCATACTTTTTGTCCGTAAACAATATTGTATAGTGCTGATACATCACTAACGGCACTACCGGAGAATGCCGGAGAACCATCGTGTCCTGTGTGTATTCCACCTACTGCTCCGGCTTGCTTCAATAGAGCATTACCGGCAGGTAGATTGTTTATTCCATATGTGCTTGCTTCTAAGTCTGCTATTGTATTAATATATCCTGTCATCTTAAATTCCTCCTACCATTTTGTGAATGTCCGACCAATCCATATTAGCCATTTCATCCATACTTGGGAGTTGTGTTGTGGATTCTTCTTGTGCCTTAAGGATAGTTTCCTTTTCAGCAGTCAAAGACTTCCTTAGTTGTGTAAATTCATTCTTAAGAGAAACAATCTCGCTTTGTGCATCATAGTTGTGCTTTGCGATGGTATTCTCTCTTGAAGAAATTTCAGTTTTAAATCTTGTTGCAAAAGACTTCTTTAGGTTGTCATAAGCAAGAGTTTCAAGTTGTTCTTGTCTAAATGCGTCATAAGCCTTTTCGATATTGGCATTTGACAAATCTAATGAGTCAAATTCTCCATTATTAAAAGCCTTTACAACTGGCATGTCTGTTGATGTTGGCTTTCCGTTGTTAATAACAATACGGTCAGCAGGTTCTCCAATTTGATTACCTGCACCATCAAGAGTACGAAGGTATGCTTTGTTTTCTTTATCAAACTCGCTATACTCCATATCTTCTTCTTCATCAGCCATTTCTGTTTCATCAGCCATTTCTGTTTCATCTTTGGTTTCCATCATGTTTTCTTCCATGTCATCCATGTCTTCAACTTCATCAACCAACTCTTCTTCTTTACGAAGCGTATTTACCTCTTCTAGCAAAGTATCTAACTCCGCTAATGCCTTTTCTAGTTTATCACTCATTGTTTTTTCACCTGTTTTATTTTGTTTCAAAATATCAAATCTCGCTTCGGGGTTAATTCCTTTTTCGCATATAGTAATTTCATGTAGTTCTAACTTGCTGATTTCATTATAATCACCTAAGTTATCATTACTTTTCTTTACTTTTTGAAGGGCTTGCCCTCCTATGCTAAAAGACCTTAATGACCCCTTGCGAATATTTCTACCTACTTCTTTGGCTTTTTCTATATCATCTCGTAATTTAATTACTACAAAGAAACCTACATCGTCTACTTCGGATTTCCATAGTCTTCCTGTATTATCTCTATAAGAATCAACTACTTCTCCTACTTGAACATTAGAATGATTAGTCATAACATTCCTAAACTTAGAATCTCCCATGAATTTAATAACTGCCTCATCTAATGCTTTTAGTGTGATTAAGTCATTTTGCTTATCAACTATCTCGATACTAGCATAGCCGCCTATCATCAAATCATCGCTACGACTCTTAATGATGGAGAACCCATCATTTCTCGTTGCTAAGACTGCCGATGACATTTTGCTCAAACGGAAAAAATTCCCTTTTGATATATAATACACACGGTTATTTTAACCTATTACTCTTCTTTTGGAGGTAATTTAAGACTACTAAACTTATCTTCATAAATATTCCATACGCCTTTATCACTAACAGTATCAGCAGGTTTCTGTTCATAGCCTGTCCATGCAAGCCACATTCTTTCACCTTTAACCTCAAGCATTCTAACATGTAGTTTAGTTTCAAACTTATTTCCATTTAAGAAATATTCATGGTAGCCTTCTTTTTGAACTCCTAACTTAACATCTCCACTATCTATTACCTTTCTCTTAGATATATTCTTAGCCACCATAGCAGGGAATTTACCGGCTTTTCCAAATAACTCAAATATATCCTCTTTGGAGTCAAGCCTAATCATCCAATTAATGCTTTCATCTCCTAGTTTCATAACTATATTTAGATTATCATCATCCCTAAGATATAGTTTAAACTTTCCTTGTTGGTATTTTTCGGGAGTCTTATACTCTTTTTGTATAGTGTCCATTAGTATCTTATCATTATCAGCAAATATTTTCTTTGTTTTAACATCAAAAGATATACCATCTCTATTCTCCATCCAATCCTTAACCTTGCTTTCTTTACTATCTAATATGTCTTGGTATATATCTTTATGATTTTTAACTAAGAAATTATGTAGTTCTTTTGGAGTCTTAGAACCTTTTTCTTTTAGATAGTTAAATGAAGCCACAGTTAATCTAGATTGTTTAGTTTTCATAATTTCTTCTGCTTGGTGTTTCCAAACATCTAAATCCATAATAGCGTTTTTAGACATTAGATTATCTTGTTCAAATCCATAAATAGTAAAGCCATCCATATCTCCTTTAATTATTATGTTGGCTTCTCCGTGAATATGGTCGCTAATTACAATCCCCTTTTCTATTTCTTCTACATTATAGTTTAATGATTTATCAGTGTCTTTTACTAGCATTTGTAGAGACACTAACTTATCGGGTGTCTTTGATTCAGCAATTTCATTTATCTTTGCCGAATATACTACTGGTTTTCCTTTGACTTCTTTGACTTTATCTATTGAAACTCTAACTATATCTCCAACACTTGCTGAAACCTTAGTATTAGTAGCACTACCAACAACAAGATAATCAATACCATCTATTTTCATAGTTCCTTTTTCTTCATCAACTGGCCCTGCTCCCAACTTATATGAATGATTAGAAGCATTCTTCTTCTTATCTAGAACTATCAAATCTAATTCTACAAACTTCTTCCATCTAATCCACTTAGGGTTCTTCTTAGTTCCTAAGTAATATGTAGAAGTAGCGTCTTTTATTACAACACCTTCCGCAGTAGGCATTTCCATTATTTCATCTGCGTATTCTTTAACATCTTTTAGATTGTCTGCTAGTCTTGTGTCTTTCTTGGAAGGGAAGATTAATGATTCGCTAGAATGTATAGAGTAATTATTGAACATAATGTTCATTCTGTTTTCTAATGTATCTTCCATGAGGTTCTCTTCATTATGTCTCATAACATCGAATACATGTATTCTAGGAGTGCCTTGCTTTTTACCTGCTAAGTATTCTACTGCATCTTTTCTCTTAAGAGCATCTTCTCCATCAAACAATACTAAAGAAGCATCTAATATACAATCACCAAAATGCTTTTTGTTTAGTTCTTCTATGGCATCCTTACACTTAGTAGAAATATCTTTACCTGTATAATCATAGACTTTAGTGTTTTTATCTATCTTATGTAATTGAACTCTAAGACCATCATACTTTTCTTGTACATAATATTCGCCGGAAAAGCCTTTTAGTTCATCCATATCTTCTATTGTGAATATTCTATACATTGGTTTGTTAGGAACAATAAAATCGGTTTGTGATTTTTCTTTCTCGGATTTCTTTTCTTTTAGAATGGTTTTATCATCTTCTTTTTTATTATCCTTAGCCTTAGTTTCATCTAAGTCTGTATCTATGTCTTCTAATTCAGCCCACTCTTGCTTAGTGTTTTTAGAAAGGAAAATTAATTCTAACATACTAATGGCAGCCTTTACTTTAGTCTCTACTTTCTTAGAGTCTTTATCATCACCATAATGTTCTATAATGTAAAGTGCAACATCATCTACTTCTAGGTCTAATCCAGTTAAACCTTCTGTAATGTCATCGGGCTTCATATCCTTAATCGAATATGCTTCTTTAGGTAGTGCTTTATCATCTTCTCTAATGGCATAGTGAACAAACTTAATCATAAGTTCGGGTGAATCTAATAATGCTTCCAAAACATTCCCTTTAAACTTCTTAGAGAAAGGGTCGCTAACTTGCTCGGAAGAATATCTTAGTGCTTTAATCGCTTCATATAATTTTTCAGCACTATTTGTTGCAGAGTCGGAAACATCATTTGCTTCTAGTAAATCCTCATCAATAAAAACTTTTAACTCATTTGAAAGAGCATCTGTCATTTCATATGCTTCTTTAATTTTGTTTACTGCGTTTCTCCATTTAGAACCGTATTCGTTTGGGTCAGTTCTTGCTGAAAGATAAGCGACTCTCGTTCTTTCAAAGAGTCTTAGAATATCTGTGGATATTGACTTATCCTTCTCAATAAGAAGTGGCATAGAACATCACTTATAAAATTCTTTCATTTCTAATCCTAGACCATCTATTACTGCTAATTTAGTAATTACAGTTTCTTTATCCATTGATTTTAATTCTCTAAACGCTTTATCAATATTTTTTATTTGAGGACTAGTTAATATAAATTTACCTTCATCGTTTTTAAATGCTTTATCTAATAGTTCTAATGCAACGGCAGTTTTAATTCCTTTAATGCTACTAATTTGTTTGTTTAATTTACTTCTGTTATCCGTTGGGTCTACTGCTTTCTTTAAACTTTCACCGGCTAAACCATACCCTTCATCTTTTCGAGTTTGATTAGTAATCTTAGAAGCATCTTGTACTTTAGGTCGCTTAATCTTAACTTCCTCTACGCTAGTATCTACTTCTTTTACTTGAGTAGGCTCTATGTTCATTCTCTTTTTTGCGCACAATTCTTCTTTAGCCTTTCTTGCTTTTTGAATAGCAAGGCTAATTATTTTTTCTTGTCTTGTCACTTTTTCGGGCATTATTGTCCACCTACATTCTCTACCATCTTATGAATATCTTTCCAATCCATATTTCCAACATCTTTTATTGAAGAACCTCCAATTGTTCCGGTGTTCATTCTTGGAGTAGGACTATCAACAACAACATAGCCGGACTTCATTAGTAAGTTATCGTCATTATAGACTGCTTTCTCTAGAGTTTCTATTTTAGCACTAAGGGCTTTTATAATCTCAAGTAGTTCTTCATTAATTGTATTTTCTTCACTCATCTCTTTTCCTCCTTCTTTGGATATACTAAATCTCTTAATTGTCTGTAAAGCAATTCATAGTCCTTACGAAGTTCGGTAGCCGAAGCGACTATATCTACATTCCGTTCATCCATAGACCTCATTTTCTTTGTGAGTTTCTTATCGGATTTAACCAACTCTACATCTTTTAGAGCCTGTATTAATTCTCCTAATTTAGTAAAGTCTTGACCAAAAAATTCAGTTGGTTGTGTTGATTGTAGTATTTTCTTTAGACGCTTAGTTTGTTTCTTATCTAATGTGTCTAATATATTCTTCTCTATTTTATCTTCTTTCTTTATGGTAAATTCTTTACCTTCTTCATAGTAATCCCATGTCATTCTTGTTCATCTCCTTTTTCTTCGGGTATAGTTTGTATTGCTAAGACTCATATTTTTTCTTTCTTAGAATCTTCTAATTTTTTGATATTTTTGTCGTGCATTTCTTTGAGTTTTTGTAAATTTGTAATGTACTTATTATAAATTTCTGTAAGGTCATTTATCTTAGATAGTTCTTCTCCTAAAACTTCATTTGTTAAGATTTTTTCAAAGTTTATATTGGATATTTTAAATTTACTTAAGTCCACTAGTTTATTTTTAGTTTTGAATACTCTTAGTAAGTTCTCAAATTCATCTTCTACCTGTTCCATTATAGCAGTTGAGGAATCATATTGTTTTTGGCGAGTGCTTACATCTTCTTTTCCCTCTAAGCGTGATGCTTCTCTTTGTTGTCTTTGTTGTCGGTTTTTGAAGTGTTTTAGGAAGGCATCTTTAAGAGGTTTTATTATTTCTTCATCGGATATATCACTATTAAATAAGTCCTCCATATTATCCCCCCAAACAGTTCTTTTTTTATCTCGTACCAATGGCTCTAATGCTTCCATAATTATTTTTTCTCCATCTTGGGGAGAGATAGGTATTGGGGCAATATACCTATATGTTTTACCCGTAAAGATTTTCTGTTGTTTTATTTTTGAGTTAAGTTGTTCATTACTATTTTTGATGGGTTTTCTTTCCGCTATCAATTCTTCAAGTCTAGGAGAGTTGTATTTGGGATTTTCTTCTCTAGCCTTAGTTTGTTTTTCCCTCTCGATTTTAATCTTATCATCTAGTTCCTTTAGTTTAGCATTCAAATCATCTAGTTCATTTTCTTGAGGCTCATCCTCTGCAAAGCCAATAATTCTATCTAGTCTTCTAAAAGCCTCAATAGCATAATCTTGCGCTACTTCTTCTAGAGCAATAGGTTTAGTTTTACTGCTAGTGGTTTTTTGTTTTTCAGCAATATATTTTGATTGTAGTTTTCTTACATCTCCAATGAAATTATCTATTGCTATAAAGAACTGCTTTCCTTCTTGGCTATTATCAAGCGTATTGAATAAAACATCTAATTGTTCTTTTGCTTTATTTCTCGGATTATTTAAGTCTAAGAGTTCGTCTGCGGTTTTATCGCTTCTTTCGGATTCTTCTTCCATCTCTCCTTCTTCATATGCTTTTTGTTTCTTTTCCATATAAGCCAATTGTGCATCCCAATATATCCTTACAAATTCGGAAGGGTTCTTTTTATAGTTTTCATCTCTAATCCAATCTACTTTCTTTGCCTCTACTTTTGGTTGAATTTCCCATGCCTCCGTGATTAAAGGAACATTAAGTACATTGTAGTATTTTTCACTAGTGACTCCTTCTACTTTCATTTTATCATCTCTAATGCTAAGAGTATCATTTTCAGCACCCAATATTTTTTCATTCATAACAAGATTTGAGCCATC